TAATGCAAAATATGGTATAGTTGAAAACTTTAGATTAGCTGCAAAAGAGTTCTTGTTTTGGACTACGCAAAACTGGGGAGATCAAAGTGTAATTAGTTTATCGCCTAGTGCAAACAAAATTGTATTTAAACGTGATTTTTACTTACCAGACAATTTATATGATAGCATATTCAATTATGAAATTTTAGATCAAGATGGAAAATTGTTCAAAACGGATTTTGTAAATTTAGTGCGTGAAACAGATAACACATTTAGCCTAGCAAGTAACGACGAAGGCACTGGTGTATATTTTGTTAGATTGTTCCTAGTTCAAAAAGAACATTGTATTGTTATTGATAATGATACTGTTTTTGCAGATACCATTTATAATGAAACAAGTGGGTATAGACAAGAAAGATTAAAAGTAATAGGATACAGGACAGCTGATTGGTCAGGTACACTTAACATTCCAGGGTTTGTATTTGACGAACCTAAAGCAACTAAATGGAAGAGTTTTTCTGATTACATTATCGGCGATGTAATTGCTTACAAAGACAAATACTACACAGCAACACTAAGCCATACTAGTGGAGAATTTTTTGATCAAACAAATTGGACAGTATTAACAGAGACTCCAAAGAATCAATTAATTCCAAACTTTGATTACAGAGCTTCTCAATTTGCTGATTTTTATGATTTAGACACAGATAATTTCGATACTGAACAACAAAGACTAGCACAGCATCTTATTGGTTATCAAAAGCGTGAATACCTTAAAAATATAATAAATGATGAAATAAGTCAATATAAATTTTATCAAGGAATGATACAAGATAAAGGAACTAAAAATGTCCTTACAAAATTGTTTGATAAACTTAGTTCGTCTGGTAAAGACAGTATTGAATTTTTTGAAGAATGGGCTATTAGAGCAGGTCAATACGGCGCCACAGATAGTTTTGAAGAATTTGAAATTACTATAGATGAATCAAAATATAAACTTACTCCTCAGCCTTTTGAACTTGTATCTAGTGTAGACAAAACTAGATCTGATTTTATATATCAAGTTCCAAGATCTGATATAAACATTAAACCTGCAAATTATAATAACAAATTATTTCCATTTGCTGAATATGAAGAAGTTACAAAAACAGCTGGGTATGTTGCTCCTGCACAAATCGATTTTATTACAAGTGGAGTAGATCAACTTTTAGGATTTGATATTAATTTAGTCAAACAAGGGCAGTACGTTTGGGTAACGAATGATAAGCTGTCTTGGAATGTATACGAATTTAAGAAAACAAATTATCAAGTTGAACGCATTACAAAAACATTAACTGGATTTAAAGTCAGTTTAGATAGCAACCACAACCTAAAAAGTGGTGATATTATTGGATTGACAAATATTAACGATGAGTTAGATGGATTTAGACAAGTAATTTATACAGGTTATAAAGAATTAGAATTTTATACTGAAGAAAATATTACAGAAGATATAGATTTATCTGACAGTAGTGCTGGGATTGTAATTCAAGTAGCACCACGTAGATTTACAAATCTTGATGACTACAATACAATTTTAAGAAACACAGATGTGCAAGTTGGTAACAAAGCATGGATAGATGACATAGGCAACAACAAATGGGCTGTGTTAGAAAATAAACCTGTGTATGATGTTGAAGACATAGTAGTCAATCCACAAACTGGACTTGTAACTAATTTTGGTGATTCGTTAGCAGTAAATCAAACAAACACAAAATTAGCAGTAGGCGATCCAAATACAAACGGCAGAGTAATAGTATATACTCGTATCGGAGACGGCGGCGACTTTAGTTCTCCTGAAAACTATCAAGCCGACACTAGTGTAGTTGGAACCAACAGCCAATTCGGAGCCAGCGTTGCATTATCTCCAAGCGGTGATTTTTTATTCGTAGGCGCTCCTAATGCTGCAAACTTGCGTACACGTTATAAAGGTAATATATTACCTGGTACAAGTTATAGCGCAGGTGAAATAGTAAACGACAGAGGAACATTGTGGAGAGCAAAAGTTGATGTTGATGGTAGCGATGTAAGCACTATTAATAAAATGAGCCAAGATTGGGAACGTGCAAATTTAATTGATGTTGATCCTGATGGAAGTTTAACTGGCAGTATACTAGGTGCTGTTTGTGTGTATAAAAAAGAAGATGTTGGAAATGAATACGAATTAGTAACCACTATTCTAAGCCCAGAGCCGGTATCAGATGACAATTTTGGTAGAATAGTAAAATGTAGAAAAGATATTGACGGTGTGTTAAGACTCTACATTGCAAGTAATGAAGCCGAAGGAAGAATCTACTTTTTTGATAATGACACAACTGATGGAAGTTGGAAATATAGTAGAGATGATAATTACAGAGGAACATTCAATCCAACTGAAAATTACATTCAAGGCGAAATTGTATGGTATAATACAACAGGCGGAGCAGACGGCAATCGTCATTTATGGCGTGCTAACAAAGATCTTCCAGCACAGTCATTTAGCGAAACTAATTGGGAATTACTAGATCAGTATGTTGACCACAAAGGTTATATACCTCCACAAAACGAACTACTCAACGACGAAAGCGACAATTTAGGTGTTGCTGGTGGACAAAAAATTGCAACTAGTTTTGATGTAAGTGTTAACGGAGAGGTCTTAGTTGTAAATGGCGAAGATACACTTAACACAAATGTAGTAAGTGTGTACAGAAGAGTTAATAATAGATATGCATACTATGAAACAATTGAAACAGCAAATTTAGCACAAGAGTTTGGAAGTGAAGTTGCTGTAAGTGCAAATGGTAATGCAATTGCTATTAATGCTATTAGAAATGATGACACAGGAACAAATAACGGAGCGGTCTTTGTATACAGATATACAGGCAACGAGTATGGTTTAAATCAAACATTATATCCTCCTACAGGCGAACCAGGTGAATTATTTGGAATTAGTTTAAACTTTAGCGAAGAAAATCTTATAATTGCAAGTGCAAATGGTAGTAGATTTGTACCAACATTGTTTGACCAAACAATTGTTCGCAACAATGATACATCGTTTGATAGTAACACAACTAAGTTTTTTAATAAATTTCCAAATGCAGGAACAGTGTATATTTTCCAAAATTTCAACAACAATTATTTGTATGCTGAAGAATTGGATTGGAATTATGATACAAAAAATAGTAGTACTCCAGTGTTACTTACAAATGCAAATCACATTTATATTAGCTATCCAAGATTAGAATACACAGCTGATTATGGTGTAGTATTAGATATTAAAAGAGACAAGCAAAATTATAGTTGGACAAAATTATCTGAGCAAATTGATACGCCTGATATTAGTAAAATTAAACGTGCTTTCTTGTTTGACAAAAATACAAATGATATTGTTACTTTCTTAGATGTAATAGATCCTATACAAGGAAAAATTGCAGGAGTAGCTGATGAAGCAATTGATTTAAAATTAGCATTTGATCCTGCTTCTTATAGTGTTGACACTACAACATCAAATAACCAAGATTTTTGGGCAAATGAATATGTAGGAACATACTGGTGGAACACAGAATCAACAAAATGGTATAATCCTTTTCAAGGTAATGCAGAAACACAAACTAGTTTTTGGAATAAATTATTACCTGATAGTGATACCCAAGTTTATGAATGGGTAGAAAGTGATTATATACCTAGCGAATATGATGAATTAGCAGATACAAACGAAGGAATCGAATTAGGTATAAGCGGTTTTAGTAAATATGGAGATTTTAAATATAGTGTAGGTAGAAAATATAATGCAGTAACAGAAACATTTAACACCAAATATTATTTCTGGGTACAAAACAATAGATTACTATCAAACACAAATAAAAAAATAAGTTCATATGATGCAGAACAACTGATTACAGATCCTCAAAGTGCTGGGTATGTGTTTATGAGTGCATTGAGTACTGATAAATTTGCTTTGCATAATGTACAACCTTTTGTTAAGGACAAAGATATTGCATTACATATTGATGTATATAAAGGTGAAATCAACGATAGAAATATTCATACTGAATATAAATTGTTAAGCGAAGGACTTGCAGGAAGTAATCCTCCAGACACATTTATTGAAAAATGGATTGATAGTTTAGTTGGATATGATAAAAACTTAAGACCTGTTCCTGATTTAGAATTAGGAGAAAGTAAAAAGTACGGTATTGAAAATCGTCCAAGACAAGGATTATTTAGAAATAGCTTAGAAGCACTAAAACAAACCATAGAACGTATCAACTATATTTTGCGTCAACAAATAATTACAGATTTTAAAGATCTCAAAGACCTAGATAAGAATGATATCAAGCCTAGATTATTAGAAGGTATTTTTGATGTTGAAGTTGCTACACTTGACGAAATTGCAAATATAGGTGTTGCTAATGCAAAATTAGCAGTTATAACTCCTACATTACTAGATGGTAAATTAGTAAGTGTGTCTATAGACGAACAAGGGTATGGATATAAATCTGCACCAAAAGTTATTATCACAGGCAATGGCACAGAAGCTGAAATTCAAACAACAATAGACAATCTTGGAAGAGTCATCGGTGCAACAATTATTAATACAGGCAAGAACTATTCGAGTATAAATGTTTCAGTACGTCCATTTACTTTCCTTGTCACTAATGATTCAACAATAAATGGTAAGTGGGCTTTATACGAATATGATTATTCATTAAATTATAATAGAGTACAATATCAAAAATGGAATGTTGCAAACTTTTGGAATTATGCCGATTGGTATGCAACTGGCTATGATGAAAATACTTCTATAAATTATTTAATTGATGGAAGTTATCAATTAGATGGGCTTAATGATATTATAGGCGATGTTGTAAAAATAAAAGACATTGGCACAGGCGGCTGGTTGTTACTACAAAAAATTGATGTGCAGACAGAAGTAGATTATACTGTAAATTATAAAACAGTCGGTAGACAAAACGGCACTATCCAATTTAGTTCTAAATTATATCAAAACACTAATTTTGGATTCGATAAGGTAGGATTTGATAATTTAGTTTACGACACTGAGCCAGTAAATGAAAGACGTATTATTTTACAAACACTTAAAGATAAAGTTTTTATTGACGATTTAAGTATAAAATTTAATGATATATTATTTACTGCTATAAGATATGCGCTGTATGAGCAGCAGACAGTTGATTGGATTTTCAAAACAAGTTTCCTAACAGCAAAGCATAATATCGGTATGTTTGATCAGCGAACTAATTTTAAATCAGATAATTTAGATAGTTACAAAGAGTTTATAAATGAAGTCAAGCCTTACAGTAGTAAAATCAGAGAGTACATTAGTGCATATGAGAATTTAGAAAATTCTCAAACACTAACAACTGACTTTGATTTGCCTCCTCGATATGACGATATACAAAATAAAATTGTTACAGAAACAATAAAGTTTTACAATTCAAATGTTGTAGGCAATAGAGAGTTTGTAAACACATATCCTCAAAAGAATTGGTTAGATAATTATAAATTTAAAATCAAAGAATTGGTAATACATGACGCTGGATATGGGTTATTAAATCAACCTGTTGTTACTGTATCTGGAGGCAATGGTCCTACACTAACAGGCAAAGGTTATAGAACAGGAGATAAGTTAACATCAATTGATATTGCATATAACGAAGCAGTATATACTTCACAACCTACTATAACTATAAATGGAAGTTTTGCTGATGATTACAAATTACCAGTAGTAATAGCAATATTAGGCGATAGTCCTGTACGATCAACTCATATGACAATGAAGTTTGATAGAGTGTCGGGAAATTTTGTGTTTACAGATTTAAAAACTGTAGAAACATTTACTGGAACAGGTGCAAAAAAATCTTTCAACACTAAATGGCCACTAGATTTACGTAAATCAAGAGTAAACGTAACTGTAGATGGCAACAATGTTCTATACACTAATTATACTTTAAGTAATGTTGAAGATACTACAAAAACTTATAGCAGAAATTTAGGCAACCTTTTATTTGAAACTGCTCCTGCTAATAATGCAACTATTGAAATTACATATTACAAAGATCCTGCAATGCTTTCCGCAGCAGACAGAATAAATGCTTTTTATAATCCAAAAGAAGGCATGCCAGGTATTACTAAAAACGAAGATGGAACTATTAATTTAGGACAGTTAATGACCGGACTTGATTACGAAGGTGTTAACATTGAAAGTGTTGATTTTTCAACTGATCAAGGGTTCGACGTTGGTGGCTTTGGTATTATTCCTTGGGATATCTTTAGCGAAAGCGAAGATGAAATATTTGTTCTTGATGGTAGTACATTGGTATTCACATTAAGTAAGCCATTAGAAGACGGTGTTTCTTACAACATATATAAAAATAATGTACGTATTGACGATCCTAATTTTGATGGCAGCAGTGTAATAATCAACAAAAATGCGTTAATGAACACAATATATGGTGATGGGATTCAAGATACAATTCCTATAGATGATACTGTTCCTACAGCAGCAGGCGATATTTTTATTGTAAGAAAAGAAACTAGCGATGGTAGTTTTGAGCCAGCTGATAATGTGCTTGACACAGAACTGAGTGGCGGCGGATACGATAATACTGCAAAAGGTTTAGAGAGTGGAGAAATTACTGTCGATGGCGATGGATTTGTTACACAGACTACAAGTGCAGGTCCTGAAGAAGTTGTTCCTGGACAAATTGTAGATACATTAGATATACAAGTTAAACATAAACCTGCAGACGGTCAAGGAATCAAAACAAGTTACATTTATAAAACAAAAAGTTCTATATTATCATATTCAATAGATATGCTTCCTCAAAGTCAACAAGCTGTTATTGTAAATATAAATGGACAAAAGGTTGATGACGAAAGCTATACAATAGATTATGAAAATAATTTGTTAATTTTTGAAGATGACAGCACTATACAAGATGATATGGATTTACATATATTAGTTATTGGTAATAACGGTACTGATATTTTAGAAAGTGATACATTTATTGGCGACGGTGCTACTAGTATTTTTGTAACAGGTGTAAAATATACTAACCCAATTAGTAGTTTTGTAACTATTAATGGTGTAGTGCAACAGCCTAGTTTTGCTTATGAAATTTTTGAAACTGATGCTACATATAAAAACGAAAAATGTGCTGCTATAAGATTTGGTATACCACCTAGAGTTGGCGAAGTTATTGGATTTAGTTTATATAATAATGACACTAAATCGTTTAGTGAAATTACAGTTGACAAATCGTTTATCGGCGATGGTGTAAATTACGTGTACAAATTTAATAATAATACGCCATTTACTGAAAAACCATTTACTCATAAAATGTTAGTCAAGCAAGGTGATAAATTTTTAAATGCAGGTTATAACATAAGACATGTTTTAACAAATGACAGAGTTTATGGTATACAAACTTGGCAGTTTGGACAACCTACAAAAATTTCAAATGACGATGTATTAGTTTTATTAAACAATAAAATTATTATTGATGCTGTTGATTATAGATGGGATGCAATAAACAGTAGAATTGAATTTTTAAATCCTTTGTTAGGCAAAGTAGGTGATGTTTTAGAAATATATGTTTTAGGTAACGGTGAATACTATTTCATTGATACTGTAGTTGATCTAACTGATATGGAAGACAGTACTAAGCAAGGGTTACTGCACGACGAAGGTGATTTAATATCTTTTGTAATGGAAGACAGTACTCAAATATTTGCAACTGTAAAATCTTCAGTTGAAACAGATACAGGTGTTACACTAACATTAAATGGATACTTTAAAGAATTAAAAGTCAAAGCATCAGAAAACGATGTGCCTTTACAACTAACAGGTGTTAAAGACGAAGCATATCCGGCAGCAATAAGAATAGATAATGTACGTTTTGTTGAAAGTGAAAATTTAACATTTAAAACAGTTCCAGCTGTAAACGAAAAGGTTGAAATTATAACCTTTAGTGAGCATGACGTTAACAACTTTGATAGGTTGAGTTTTGAAGTACTATATTCTCCTGTAATAAGTTCAAGTAGTCCAGAATACCCTACAGCAATTTCATTAACCAATGGTAGAATAAAACTAAATCAACCTGCTGCTGGTGTAAATTATGTTTGGGTAATACAAAATAATAAATTATTAAGACCAAGTATAGATTATGAATTAGTAAGTGATAATTCTATTGTTAATTTGTTTAAAAAACCAAATGATAATGAAATTATTGAAATCATACAATTTGCAGCAACACTAACAACAACAAAATATGGTTTCAGAATATTTAAAGATATGTTAAACCGTGTACATTACAAAAGATTAAATGAAAAATCTGTTGTAAAATTAAGTCAGCCTCTAAACTTTTATGATCAATTTATATCAGTTGAAGATACAACAAACCTTCCTATTCCTAACAGAACAACAGGTAAACCTGGTGTTGTGTTTATAGAAGGAGAACGCATCGAGTATTATGTGCTTGAAGGCAATTTGTTGAGACAAATACGCAGAGGTACATTAGGAACAGGTGTAAAATCTCAATACCCTGCTGGTACTATTTTAATGGAACAAGGTGAAAGAGAAACTATTCCTTACGCAGACAAAGACTTGACACAAATATTTGTATCAGACGGTAGTACAAACATATATACTATGGACTTTGATATTACATCATACAACGAAATTGAAGTTGTAGTAGGCGGCAAAAAACTTAGAAAACCAGCTACACAAGATTTCAAAGTGTTCAATAAAACTATTGATCAAGATAGTCCAGAAGCAGACGAAATAGAATTACCAGAGTTTACTATAAACCCAGACGACAATACAATAACATTAAGAGACGATGCTCCAACTGGTGTAAGAATTGTAGTTCAGCGTAAAGAGGGTAAACTTTGGACAGACGATCTATCAATTAGCGATGCTAAAATTGCTAGATTTGTAAGAGCAGGAACAATTAAGTTAAGCAAATAAATACAGTATAAGTAAAGGTAAGCAAATGCAATACAACGACTCAAATAAACTTAATATTCAAGGGCATATAAAAATACATGACCCTACGAATGGAGAAGTTTTAATTAACAAAAGAAATGCAATACATTACGAAAATATGAGTATTGCACTAGCAGAAAGTTTAGGTAATCAAGGCACTGGCTTTGTTTATGAAATGAGCTTTGGTAATGGTGGCACAAGTGTAGATCCTACAGGTGTTATTACATATTTAACACCAAATAGTACAGGAACAACTGCAAGTTTGTATAATCAAACATACAGCAAAGTTGTAGATGATAGAAGTGTTAACAACACTGATCCTACAAGAAATAAAATGGAAATTCGTCATGTAAGTGGACAGAATTACACAGATCTGTTTGTAAATTGTTTACTTGATTATAGTGAACCAAACGGACAAGATGCATTTGATACTAGTGGTGATTCAGAAAATCAATTTGTTTTTGACGAATTAGGTTTACGTAGTTATGCCGCAGATGGAAATGGACGATTGCTTACCCATGTTATTTTCCATCCTGTGCAAAAGTCTTTGAATAGATTAATACAAATTGATTATACTGTAAGAATACAAAGTCTAAGCGGAGGTAATTCGTAATGGCATACCAAATTAACTTTACTGATTCTGTTAACAAAGGAAGTATCGAAGTAATCGATAACGATATAAACCAAGATACAAGTTTACGACTGCCTGGTAGAAATACCACAAACTTTGGCGAAGCAGTATTAACAAATTTTCTACATTTACTAGAAAATTTTGCAGATAACAATCCTCCAAATAATCCTGTCGAAGGACAATTATGGTATGATAATACATCGCAAAATGATGTGTTAAAAGTATATGATGGCACCAATTGGGTTAGTGCAGGCGGTCTTAAAAAAGGCACAACAGAGCCTGATATATCAAATAGTGTATTAGGCGACATATGGGTTAATACAGGTACACAACAATTATACATTTATAGCGGAAGCGGATGGATCTTAGTTGGGCCAGAAATTGCTGGCGGTATAAACACTGGTGCAAAAGCAGTTGTAATTACAGATACCGACAATACAGATAGGCAAGCAATTATCAATTATGTAGATAATGTTGCAGTTAGTATAATTGTAGGTGCTCAGTTTACTCCAAAAATATTAATACCAGGATTTGGTATATTATATCCTGGCATAAATGTTTCTACAAACATTACAGGTACAGTTGGAAGATTTAAAGGCATTGCTGACAAGGCTGAACAGTTACTTGTAAATGGAAATCCTGTTGATGGTAATAAATTTACAAGGAATGACGAAGCTACAATAACTTCGTTTCCGTTTACAGTGCGTACAAACGATGGATTAGAAATTGGTAACACACGTACAATCGCTTTAGAAGTTGAAGGCACAACTGCAATAATAAGCCAAGCTCAAAGTAATGGATTTTTTGATTTACGAACAAACAACGAAGGTACACAAATAACTCCTATACGTATAAAAAATAATGGTAATGTTGGTATTTCAACTGCTGATCCTAATGAAGCATTAGACGTTACAGGAAATATTAAAAATACAGGAAATATTGTATCAGCAGGAACGTTAACAGTATCAGGTGCTGCCACCCTAAATGATAATTTAACAATAGCTGGTTCTTTGTCATTGAGCGGTTCGCTTACTACTGACAACGTTTTTCCAGACGAAGCTGGTATAACTAATATTGGTACTAACGCAAATAAGTTTAATAACATTTTTGCAAACAAATTTACAGGTGCATTAGATGGTGATGTAAATGGTAATGTTACGGGTAGTGCAGGAAGTACAGGTAAACTTACTAGTGCAACGTCATTTAGTATGACAGGTGAAGTTAGTAGTACAAATACAATAGTATTTGACGGACAAACAGGCGGTTTAACTAAAGTATTTAACACACAAATAAATCAACCTTTTGTTGCAGATAAAACTGCTGTAACTACGCCAGACAGCGCTGATGAAATATTAATAAACAGACCCGGAACTGGTCTTAGGAAAATTACACAAAATAATTTAATTGCAAATATTCCAATTATTCCTGTAGGAACAATGGTTCCATATGCAGGATTAACAGCACCGACAGGCTGGTTTATTTGTGACGGTAGTGAAAAAAGTTTGTTAAATTACTTTTTACTAGCAACTGCAATAGGCTACGATGCTGCTGATAACAATACATGGTATTGGGGCACATCTAGCAATCCTGCTACATTCTTCGTAATTCCTGATCTTAGAGGAAGATTTCCAACAGGTATAAGCAACGGACTTTCTGGACCTAATAGATTAATTAGTGATCCTGCAATAGGACAATTAGGCGGCGTGGGCGGCGAAGAAAACATTACGCTAGATGTTAACAACATACCAGACCACAAACACACATTAACTAGTGACAGTGGAGATACTTATTATGCACTTAGTAAAGTAGATAATAGTGCAGAAACAGACGTTGATGTTTACAACCAAGAAATATCTAGTACTGCTGCAAGCGGTATAACAAAAACTGGCGGCGTTGATAATCCAACATTGGCTAGTTCTGTAGACATTACTCCGCCATATGTTGCAATTAATTACATAATTTATCATGGAGTGCTAGTATAATGGCGTATCAATTAAACAAAACAGATGGAACTTTGCTTACTGAAATAATAGACGGCAAGATAGATGAAAATAGTACAAATTTAACTTTTATTGGTAGGAATTATAAAGGCTTCGGTGAATATTTAAATGAAAATTTTATCAAACTTTTAGAAACATTTGCTAATACAGCACCTCCTAGTAAACCTGTAAAAGGGCAGTTATGGTTTGATACTGGAGAAAACAGATTAAAAGTTTATAACGGCACAACATTTAGGAGTACAGATAACAGTACCTATACACCTACACAACCAGCAGGATTAGTTGAAGGCGATATTTGGATTGACTCTGCTAATCAACAAATGTATTTTGCTACCGATAGCGGCATACAACTTGTAGGGCCAACTTATAATACAAGTCAATTAAAATCAGGTCAGTTCATAGAAACTATAAGAGATACAACAGGCACAAATCAAACCATTACAGAAGAATTTATTAATGGAAGTCTAGTATTAATACATAGTAAAACAGCATTTACTCCTGCTATTCCAAAGACAGGGTTTACTGATATAAAAATTGGAACAAACATAAGCAGTTTATTTAATTTTCAATTCTACGGAACAGCAGCAAACAGTTTAAAACTAACTGATAGTCTTGGTGTAGAATATACACAAAATGACTTCTTAACAACACAATCTGGTCAAGGGCAAGATACGACTAGTGCAGAAATTAACTTTTATAACAACAACGGCATTGTTATAGGACAAAGTCCTTTAGTTAGAATAGCCACAGGTTCTGATATTTTGATCAAGGCAGAAACCGAAGACACTGATATAAAAATACAAGTCAAGGTTGATACCAACGGTGACTTAGCTCCTGATGTAGTAGATGCTATTCATATTGATACAATAAATCAACGTGTTGGTATATTTAAAACAGATCCAGAATATAATTTAGATGTAACTGGCGATGCAAGAATAACAGGAAATTTAAGAGTCGAAGGCGATACAACAAACTTAGATGTTGCTAATTTACGTGTAGAAGATAAGTTAATAGAATTAGCTATTACAAGCGACAGTACGTTGTTAGAGGAAGCAGATGTAGATGGTGCTGGTATTGCAATTAGAGCATCGGGCGATGACAAATACTGGACTTGGGAACTTGCAACTGATAGTTGGACAAGTTCGAGTAATATTGATATTCCTGCTAATTATGCATATAAGATTGATGGTAATAATATTTTAAGTGCAAATGCCTTATCTAGTACAGTTGTAAGTGCACCGGGACTTACAAATATCGGTACGTTAGGATTTCTTACAGTAGATAACATCGACATAGATGGTAACAGAATAAAAAGTAGGATACAAGGTTTACAAATTGAAAGCGCAGGTACAATTCAATTAGTAACCCAGCAAAAAATAGCAAATCTATCTGCACCAACAACATCAACGGACGCTGCTACAAAGGGATATGTAGATACTGCTCTTAATGCACAACCACTATTTTTTAGTCTTGTTACAGATGGAATGGGAACGGGTGTAACGTTACAAGCAAATGTAGGAACAGTTTTAGATGAATTGTCACCAGCAGCACAAGCAGAAGTAGGCACAGTAGCAAAGGTTTATTGTGTAGCAAGTAGTTCAAGTACAGACCCGATTGATGTAAATAGTGCAGTTAGTAAAACGTTTGTTAGCGTTGATAGTAACGGTGTACAGAACCAATCGGTAGTAAGTGACTTTAGTATAGCAAGTGTATCAACAACAGTAACAACAACTTATACTAGAACAATAATGACTTATAGTGTGAACGCCAGCAATGCTTGGACATATAGCAGCACGGTAAGTTCGGCAGTATAAGCATAAATATAGTGTAGAGTAAGGAAATCGTCAATGGCATATATAATTAATAAATTTAACGGTACACAACTGCTATCAGTTGAAGACGGTACAGTTGATAATACCACAGATATTAAATTTGTTGGTAAGAACTATAGTGGTTACGGAGAAATACAAAACGAAAACTATTTGTTTTTGTTAGAAAACTTTTCTGGAACAGTAGCACCAACAAAGGCAATAAGTGGACAAATTTGGTTTGATGCATCATTAAACAAGTTGAAATTTTACACAGGCAATCAATGGAAAAATACCGGAGGTGCTGAAGTAAGTAGTAGCGCACCATCAGGGCTAACAGTAGGAGACTTTTGGTTTAACAATGAAACCAATCAAGTTTATGCAAGAACGTCACAAGATGACTTTGTCTTAGTAGGGCCACAAGCCGCAGGTAGCGGACAAACTCAAATGAGAAGTATAGAAGTTGTTGATACCGGAAGCGTTACTAAACCTGTAATTGTAGCATTAGTAAACGATAATGTACAATTTATAATTAGCGACGAAGAATTTACTCTAAAATCTACACAAGATTCAAATGTTCCTGTTGGTGTAAATAGTTCTAATTTCCAAAAAATTAAAAAAGGTATCACACTAATCAATACTGATACAAATGGTATTACTACTAATGCTGGTAATGCAAACGAGCCTGTAATATGGGCAACAACAAGCGATACTTTACGTTTAGGCGGTATTCCTGCTGCTGATTATATTACAGTAAACGAAACAGACTTTACAAGCCTAGTAACTTTTGACGATGTAGGATTGAGAGTCGGGGATAGTAATGACTTAGCAGTTAGAGTTGTCGACGGCAATGTAGGCTATATTGAAAATACTGTTGGCGAAGAAGTTAGACTTGGTGCAAAATTAAACACAGATGTTTCTGCAACAGTGATAGCAAAGGTTATAAACAATAACGAAAGAAAAGGTATATTACCTGGCGCAACAGATTCCTATACATTAGGAATTGAAACCAATAAATGGAACGCTGTATGGGCTAACAATTTTAAGGGTATTGCAGATAAAGCCGATACTGTAAAATTAGGATCTAGTTATGTAAGCGCAACAACAGCAAGTTCAGCAGATACAGTAGTAGCACGAGACGCAGACCAAAAAGTTTATGCTGTAGAATTTGTCGGAGTTGCAAGTAGAGCTAGATATGCTGACTTAGCAGAAAAATATACAACAAGCGAAGAACTAGCACCAGGTACCGCAGTTGCAGTATGCAGCGATACAGATCATGAAGTAGGTCCTGCTAAGTCTAGCAGTATAGCTATTGGTGTAGTATCAACAGATCCAGCGTACATGATGAACAGTGAAGCCGAAGGACAATACATTGGTTTAAAAGGTCGTTTGCCTGTACGTGTTAAAGGTGCAGTAAAAAAAGGTCAAGGTGTATATGCTTGGGAAGACGGAGTATGCACAACAGTACAAACAACTGCATTTATTGGAGTAGCTCTAGAAAGCAACGAAGCCGAAGAAGAAAAATTAGTCGAATGTGTTTTAAAAACATAAGTATTATATACAAAGGAAAAGAGCATGGTTAACCAGATAATTTCAGCATATAGATACAATGTTTTATTTGAAGCTATTGAAAATATTTTAGGAATACCTTCGGGAGATTCTGGATATAACCAAACAGTTGAAAGTCAAAGATTACCTAAGACTAGAATAGTTTATGCAGAAGATATGAATAAACTATACAATGATTATGTAGCTGTATATGCACATCAAAATGGCACTTTGCCAGCTACTATTAGTAATGTAACTGATCAAAATGAAATTACCGAAGCTCTATATGTTGCATACGAAACACTTTATCCTTTGCTTTTTGCTAATAGATTTGATGTAGATTCATCTCAAATTACAGGTGAACCTGCAGGTATAGATAGTTCTAGAACAAGTACTTGGGGCGGTACTGGTACACCGCAATCAATTACTCATGAATTTTCCGTTACATTTGCAGAGCAAAATAATTTAAACGCATTTTTTAACGCAGGCGGCAATATAGAAATGTCATTTACAATGACCTCAGTTGGCGCAGATGATAAATCTCAAGGCTGGGAAACTATGTTATCAAATATTGGCAACGTGACAATAGATTACACTGGTACACAAGTTACTGGTTCTGGCTCAGCTCAAAGTAATACTGGAATTTATGACCTAACAAATACTTATGTAAAAATATATGAGAAGTTAGGTAGTGGAATTTATACTAATAATGATTTAGAAATCTTTGCTCGTAAAGATGCAAATGTAATTTATTTTAAAATAGTATTAGCTGACGAATCTGTTGGTACAGATCCTGACGGCGCTGGACCAATTGACGAAGTAGTAAACGGTAATATAACCAGCTATGTTAGACAAAATAGGCCAACTGGCAGTTATGTTGAAATACCAACACCTTCATACAACAATATTACTGTCTTCGAATAATTTACCATTATAATTTTTT